TTATATGAATGACGAAGGACTTTGTAAAGAGTCTGCTGAAGGTATGCCAAAAGGTTGGCGTAAAGGAAAACTTGTTGCAAGAGCAGGTTGGGAAATGCCTGACGCAGAATACAAAGCTCTTAAATTTGTAGAAGCAAAAGCAAAAGCACCTAAAGAAAACAAATCAAAGTAGGTCTTTAAATGGCACAGTATGTTGATAAAACAGATTTTAAAGCATACATTGGTTTATCAGGGTCAGCTCAAGATGACAACATTGATACTGCTATTGATTCTGCTTGTAGATTAATTGACGCTATTACAGGTAGAAGATTTAACCAAGATAGTTCTGCCAATGCAAAAGTATTTACACCAAAGTCAAGTGTTTATCTTGATGTGCCTGATATAAGTACAACCACAGGTCTCATTGTTAAGTTAGATGACAATGATGACGGTACTTATGAAACTACTTTAACAATCAACACAGATTTTATAGTTGAGCCAAGCAATCCTAGAGTATTAAAGATTACAGGTGGCACAACTTACTATGAGCCTTACAACAAGATTACAATTCTTGATACAAGAAGCTCAGAGAGATTCGACCCAACAATAAAAAACAATGTTCAGATAACTGCCAAGTGGGGTTACTCAATAGTTCCTGAAGATATTAAAACTGCAACATTGATTCAAGCCCTAAGATATTTCAAAAGAAAAGATACTCCATTCAATACTTATGGAGATGTCAATACAGGAGTTAGCGAGTTATTTTCAAAGCTAGACCCTGATGTTAAAACACTACTTAAAGCACACAAAAAGCTCACTTTAAGTGGCACAATTCTATAATTTTTTTAAATTTTTTTTAAAACCCTATAAACATTGACCTTTTTTCTATATATTTCTTATTAAATACTTTGTTTTAATCAAAGATTATGTATAATTTAAGTATGAATGAAACAAGAAAAAAAACAGGTTGGTTTAAAAAAGTATTTGTTGATGAACTTTCATCTTGCAAAGATTTTCAAGACAATTTTAATAATGTTACAGGTCATAAAACATCAGTAGAAGATTTTATTGGTGGTAAAGCTACATTTAAAATTACTATTTCAGGTAAATGGAATGATGAAGATTTATTTGCACCAAGAACTGATTGCTTTATTACTTTTAGATTTCCAAAAGGTTGGACTCGAAAAAAAATGCTTGAAGTTGGTTTAAACAACATTGGTTTTACAACTTCAACTGATAACAATTCTTTTGGTTGGGTATCAGTTACAGGTATTAAGTAAAATAAACAATCTTTGTTAGTATGTCTTTATGGCAACTAATAGAAACTTCCAATTTGAAGGAATGACTCAGATAAAAAGAAAACTAACCAATGCAGGTTTTACATTGATTCCTTTGCGTCATCTTATGAATGAACACGCAGAAGTAATTACAAAAGAAGCTAAGAAGGTTGCACCAAAAGATACAGGTGCTTTAGCAAACTCTATTGACTTTAAACAAGTTGCTATGGTTGGTAGATTACCTAAGAAGATTCAGGTTGAAGCTACTGCACCACACTCAGAGTTTGTACACGGAAAATTTAGAAGATTACCTAGTGGATATAAACCACCACCACCTAAGAGAAGGAAGAATTGGGGTAATGCTAATTGGAGAACTAGACCACATTATCCACCAATCCAACCAATACAAGAATGGGCAACTAAAAGAGACTTGAATACCTTTGGTGTGGTAAACTCAATCAATGAGCGTGGAACTCCATTAGTTCCATTCTTACTATTAGCCGAGAAGAATACGAGAAAAGCAAGACGCAAAATCACTCGCAGGGTTTCAGCAGAAATCTCTTTGGCTTGGAAAATGAAAAGATAAGTGTATTATAAGGAGTGATATGCCAAAAGGATATGGTTATGGTGGCTCTAGGTCATCAGGAACAAGAAGAAGAAGAAGAAGAAATAATAGAGGTAAAAAATAATGGATTGTTGTGGTAACGGTTGTTGCAAAGGTGGTAACTAGTGGCATTTATTCACGGTAAAGACACCAAAGTAATTATAGACTCAACAGATTTGAGTGCTTATCTTAATAGTGCAGAGCCTTCAAGAACTGCTGATGTAGGAGAGACTACAACTTTTGGTAGCTCTAACAAAACTTATATTGCAGGAGAAAAGGACGCCACAGTATCTTTTGGTGGATTCTTTGACGCAACATCAGATAATATTATTCAAGGTTTAATCGGAACTAATGACAAAGTTGCAGTTATTGGTTTTGACGGTATTGACGCAACAGATGATTGTATGTTTGGCAAAGGTGTAACAACTAACTATGGGATTTCAAGTCCTGTGGGAGATACAGTTGCAGTAACCTTTGACTTACAAGCAAGTGGTTTCTTTAGTGGTAGTGTTCTTGAAAACGCAACAGTAACGGCTTCAGGTAACGGAACTGCTAGAGATAACGGAAGCTCTACTGCCAATGGTGGTGGTGCTTTTATAGTTGCAACATCAGTATCAGGAACAAGTACACCTACATTAACTGCTAAGATTACACACTCAGCAGACAATGTAAGTTATGCAGACTTGGTTACTTTTACTGCTTTGACTTCAGCAGGTGCAGAAGTTAAAGAAGTTGCGAGTGGAACAACAGTAAATCGATACTTAAAAGTTGTTTATACTGTTAGTGGAACAAACCCAAGTTTCAATGTTATAGTTGGATTTGGAAGAAATAATTAAAGGAGAAATTTATGGCATTTACACACGGTAAGGATTCAGTTTTTAAACTTGATAACGCTTCAGGCTCATTAACTGATATTTCAACTTATGTAAATAATGTGGACTTCCCTGAATCAGCAGATGTATCTGAAACTACAACACTAGGTGCAGATAATAAAACTTATATAGCAGGTCTAAAGGACGCTACCATTTCATTGGCAGGTCTTTGGGACGCTACTGCTGACGCTATATTTGGTGCAGTTGTTGGACAATCAGCAACTTTATCTTATGAATATAGCCCTGAAGGAACTGCAAGTGGCAAGATTAAATATACAGGAGAAGCGATATTAACTTCTTATGCTATTTCTAGTCCTGTCGGAGACGCAGTTGGCTACTCAGCAGACCTTCAAGTTTCAGGTGCAGTTACTCGTGGTACACACTAAGTAAGATAGGAGAGTCAGGCGTATGACTAAAATTTTAAACTTAGATGACATCAAGTCATTACCTGATGTGCCGACTAAGACTATTGATATTCCACAATGGAATGTCTCTATAAAAGTCAAAGGCATATCTAAAAAAATGCAAATAGAACTTGGTAGATTAATTAATGGAGAAACAACAGACGCTTTTGATTATCAAAAAGCATTATTAAAAGCAAGTGTTGTTGAGCCTGAACTATCAGATGAATCAATAGATGAGTTGTATGAAAAAGACGCAACTGTTATTGATTTAATATTTGCAGAACTTAATACTCTTAACGGAGTAGGAAGCGAGATTGAATCAGCGTTAGCTGAAGATTTCAAAAGCGAATCCTGATTTAGTTTTTCAATTCAGATTAGCTCGTGAATTAAGAATGACAGTTGGCGAACTGCGAACTAAAATGTCATCATTAGAGTATTCACAATGGGCTACATTTTATTATGTAGAACAACAAGAGAAGGATAAACAACGAGCTATGGCAGAAGCAGAAGCTAAGAAGAAGAAGATGAGATAATGGGTAGTTCTAATATTCTCATCAAACTTGTATTAGAAGGTTTTAACAAAGCTAAAGCCCAAATGAATAATTTGGGTAAGAAAACTGATGAATCAGGTGGCAAGTTAAGTAAGTTTGGTGCTGTTGCCAAGATTGGTGCAGTTGCAGTTGGTACAGTTCTTGTAAAAGCATTATCAGAAGCTACAAGACAATTCATAGACTTTGAAGATAAACTTAACCAATCTCTTGCAATTATGCAGACAACTGAAGAACAACAGTTGGCTATGGCAAGGGCTTCTCGTCAAGTTGCAATAGAATCTCGTGTATCTGCAAGTGAATCAGCAGAAGCATTTTTCTTCCTAGCGTCAGCAGGTTTAGACGCTGAACAATCTATATCTGCACTTCCACAAGTTACCAAGTTTGCTCAAGCAGGTATGTTCGATATGGCACTTGCTACTGACTTGGCTACTGACTCTCAATCTGCATTAGGTCTTACAGTTAAAGACGCAGAACAAAACTTAACAAACCTTACAAGAGTTACTGATGTCTTGGTAAAAGCTAACACATTAGCAAACGCTTCTGTACAACAGTTTGCAGAAGCACTTACAACAAAGTCAGGCTCGGCT